ATGACACAGCGTTTATTATAGGCCCAACGCCTGATGCGGCGTACGAGGTAGAGCTACACTACGGATATTACCCAGAGACTATTGTCACTGCTGGTACTACGTGGCTTGGCGATGAGTTTGATTCTGCCCTGCTTAACGGTGCTTTGGTTGAGGCAATACGCTTCATTAAGGGTGAACCAGACATGGTAGCCTTGTACCAGAAGATGTACGTAGACGCTATGGCGTTATTAAAGAACTTAGGCGACGGAAAGATGCGGGAAGATATGTACCGTTCTGGTCAACTTAGAATAGAACCGCGTTAATTTAAGAGGAAACACAGATGGCTATTTCACAAGCTATGGTTACATCGTTTAAAGTTGGCATCCTTGATGGGACGTTCGACTTTAGCAGCGGCACATCACAAGTATTTAAGATCGCTCTGTTCACTAATGCAGCTACGTTAGGCGCGACTACTACTGCGTATGCTACGACTAATGAGGTTACGGGCACTAACTACGTGGCAGGTGGTAACACCTTGACTATCTCTGCAAACCCAGCTTCTACGGGCACTACGGCGTTCTTGGACTTCGCAGACACTACGTGGGCTAACGCAACTATTACTGCTCGTGGCGCTTTAATCTACTTATCGAACGGCGGCACTAACCCTGCTGTTGCAGTTCTGGACTTTGGTTCGGACAAGACCTCGACTGCGGGTGACTTTACTATTGTCTTCCCTGCGGCTGATTCAAGTAACGCGATTATACGGATTGCCTAGTAGATGGCTGACGGTTGGGGTCGTAACACTTGGGGTTCAGGCTCTTGGGGTGAAGGCGTTGATGTAACCGTCCGTTTCGGTGGTTGGGGTAGAGGTTCGTGGGGGCAAGGTTCGTGGGGGCAGTCATTAAGCCTCCAAGCCACAGGTGAAGTTGGTTCTGTACAGATAGCCGCAGGCGCTACTGTTACTCTTACTGGCGTTGTAGCTACCGGAGTTCTAGGTAACACGGTTGTCTCAGGCGACGCAGACAACGTCAATGTTTTAGGTAATGCAGCCACAGGCCAAGTGGGTACGCTAAGTGTCGAAGCAGGCGCTATTGTTATTGTTACAGGCGTTCAAGCCGCAGGCGAGCTAGGTACTGCCGGAGTTAAAGAAGGTGCTAATGCGTTCCCAACGGGCGTACAGGGCACTACAGCTCTAGGCACGGTAAGCGTCACAGCAGACGCAATAGTCACGGAAACCGGCCTACAAGCAACATCTGCACTGGGTAGTATATCAGTACTGCTCCAACAGAACGTCAATGTCACAGGCGTTCAAGGCACTACAGCACTAGGCGAGACCGAAGAAACAGGCTCTGCCGTAGTTAACGCCATTGGCGTACAGGCCACAGGTGAAGTAGGAACGGTGCTAGTATGGAGTCAAATAGTTCCGGGCGGCGACCCTAGATGGACTGACATAGCCCCTATTACTCAAACCCCAAATTGGACGGAAATAGCAGCATGAAAACAGTAAACGCAGCACAGACAGTGGGCAACGCGATAGACCCTAAGCATGAAATTGAAGTGCTATGTGGCAACTGTGGGTATGATGTAAATGAGGCGGAGTTAACCGCTGATACTTGCTCAGACTGTGGTGAAGCACTAAACTTACGTCAGAATACAAAGATTTACGCGACTAGCCTTCCCGCCGCTGGCGGCAGCACGTTAGTGTAGATATTGGAGAAATTAGATGGCTACTTATGTAAATAACTTACGGCTCAAAGAAATCACCACAGGTGATGAAGATGGCACTTGGGGCACCAGTACTAACACTAACCTTGAGCTAATCACTGACGGTTTTAGCTACGGCACGAAACAAATGTCTGCTGATGCTAATGAAACCTTTACTATGCCTGACGCTACGGCAGATGCTACTCGTGGTTTCTATTTAAGAATTACTTCGGCAGGGTCTCTAACAGGTACTCGTGAGGTAACGCTTGGGCCGAACACCGTTTCTAAAGTTTGGATGATTGAGAACGCTACTACCGGCGGTCAGTCTATTACGATCAAGCAAGGCTCTGGGGCAGGCGTTACCATCCTTACTACCGAAAAAGCTATGGTCATCACAGACGGCTTAGGTGCAGGGGCTGCGGTTGTTAATGCCAATCCCACAGTAGCGGCGGGAGGTCTTTCGTATGTTGCGAAGACAGCTAACTACACAGCTTCAAACTTAGAAGGTGTTCTAGCTAACACTACCGGCGGCGCTTTTACTGTCACCTTGCCTGCCTCTCCAACTGTTGGGGATCAGGTGGTTATTGCTGATTCAGGCAATGTTTTTGGTACTAACAACTGTATAGCGGGACGTAATGGCTCAACCATCGAGGGAACCGCTGCTGACTTAAACCTCGATATAAACGGTGTCAGCGTTCAGTTTGTTTACAGTGGCGCGACTTGGGAAGTTTACTCTCAATTAGGCGGTAATGGTGGAAGTGCAGTAACCCTTGCGGGCACGCAGACGCTTACTAACAAGACTATTAGTTACGCTGATAATACACTTACAGGCGTGGTGGGAGTTACGGCTACACAGACTCTAACTAACAAGACGTTAACTTCCCCAGTTTTAGGCGGCACAACCACCACAGCGTCAGGTAATTTAGTAGTAGACCCCGCCACTCAGATAGTTGAAGTAAAAGGTAATGGGTCTAGCGTAGAAGGGCAGATTCAACTTAATTGTCACGCTAACACTCACGGACAAACTCTTAAATCGCAGCCTCATAGTGCTAACGCGACTAATACAATGCTACTGCCATTAGGTGCAAACTCAACTTTGGTTAGTTTGGTTTCTACCGACACCCTCACAAACAAGACCATACGAGACACTGTGTACGCTCTGTCAGGTGTGGCCTTTGACGCTACGAACGGCGCAGTACAGACCAAGACTTTAGCGGCTAACACGACCTTTACAGACTCTTTAAGCTCTGGTGACGCAATCGTCCTACAGCTCGAAGCAGGTGCGTCCTACACAGTAACGTGGCCTACGATGACTTGGGTAACCTCTGGTGGCAATGTCGCCCCTACGCTGACTGCGAAAGACACACTGGTGTTCTGGAAAGTCTCATCCGTACTCTACGGTGCTTACACTGGCAGCTACGTTTAGGAGTAACGCATGAGCAAATTAACTAAAGCTCTAACAGCGGCTGCGGGTAATGCAGGTGCAGGTGCATTGTACGTTGAGGATGTGTTCTCGACTTATTTGTATGACGGAAATGGTTCGACTCAAACCATTACTAACGGTATTGACCTTGCGGGTGAAGGTGGAATGGTATGGACAAAAGAAAGATCGCCAACCGGAAGAAATCATTTTATAGGCGACTCTGAAAGGGACAACTTTGCAAGGTATGTATACCCTGATCTAACGAGTCAACAGACTCCTGTAACAAATCCGGCTTATGATATTACTTCTGTTTCGTCCACTGGCTATAGTCTTGGCCCTAATAATTACACATGGAACAATGAATCTGGTTCAGATCAAGTTTCATGGACATTCCGCAAGGCTGAAAAATTCTTCGATATTCAAACGTACACGGGAAATGGTACTGCGGGTAGAACTATAGCGCATAATCTTGGCTCTGTACCTGCTGTAATTATTGTCAAAAAAACAGATGGTACAGCTGAATGGCCTGTATACCATAAAGATGAGTCTTCTTACGGCACTACAGGCCAATATGAAGGAAGACTCAACGAAACTAGCGATTTTGGTTGGGATTATATTAGCGGCACACCAACTGATGCAGTCTTTGCTGTGACTGGGGATACTGCTGTAAATGGCTCAGGCTCAACATACGTAGCCTACCTATTCGCCTCAGACGCAGGAGGCTTTGGAGACGATGGCAGCGAGAATATTATTAAGTGTGGGAGTTATACAGGTAATGGCGGTGCGTTCGATTTAAACCTAGGCTTTGAACCTCAATGGCTTTTAGTAAAGTCGACATCGAATACTGGGCCTTGGCTCTTAACTGATAGTATGAGAGGTCTTGCGTCTCCCGCCTCAACTACAGTAAGTAATAGAATCTTGCTTGCAAATGCCGCTAATGCAGAGGGGTCAGATGGTTTGATGTACCCAACGGCAACAGGTCTGCAAACAAAATACGGTAATACATTTAATGAAAGTGGGAAAACCTACATCTACATAGCCATCCGCCGCCCAATGAAGACTCCTGAAGCAGGGACTGAGGTTTTTGCTCCTATTTCTCTAGGTACAACTACAGAGCCGGGTTTTGTTAGCGGTTTTGTAACTGACTTTACATTACATAATACTGTAGACGAAACAGGCTCAACCCAAATTTCTTCGCGCTTAACAGGCAACGAATATATGCTTGCTGATAGCACTGGAACAGGAGGAAGTATTAGTGCAGTTCAGTGGGATTTTATGAACGGCTCAAGAGTGGGAAATGGAACTGCTAATTCTGACGAAATACAGTGGATGTTCAAGAGGGCCACAGGCTTCATGGATGTGGTTTGCTATAGTGGAAATGGAACTATAGGTGCTACACAAGCGCATAACTTAGGTGTAGTGCCTGAGATGATGATTGTGAAAAACAGGTCATCTGGTGCTGACAATTGGCCTGTATATCACAAAGATGCAGGTACTGGTTATTTATTTTTAAATGCAAGTGACGCCTACAGATCTACCCAATATGCATGGAATAACACCAATCCCAGTGCTTCTACTTTTACCCTCCATAGTAACAGTCAGGTCAATGGGACAGGGTTTAACTATATAAATTACCTCTTCGCCACACTAGCAGGAGTAAGCAAAGTAGGTAGCTACACAGGCACAGGTTCAAACTTAAACGTAGACTGTGGCTTTAGTGCAGGTGCTAGATTCATTCTTATCAAGCGTACAGATTCTACTGGCGATTGGTATGTCTGGGACAGCTTGAGGGGCATTGTTGCAGGTAACGATCCTTACTTTTTCCTTAACAACACGGCTGCTCAAGTCACTAACACGGACTACATTGACCCGTTATCAAGTGGGTTTACCGTCACTTCAAATGCTTCTAGCACAGTTAATGTGTCTAGCGGCACTTACATATTTTTAGCAATAGCATAGGTGACATAATGGAATATCGTATTCAATCAACTGGCGAAGTCAAAACTCAAGGCGAAGTCAGAAGAATGCACAGCAACACATCACTACCACGAGTGTGGGACGCTAACGTCTGCTCATCTCTTGGCATAGATCCTGTACTCGCAGCTCCTAAGCCCGAAGCAAGCGCAGCCTACAAACAGGTAGGTCGTAACGGTGCAGTTCAAGACGCAAACGGTAACTGGGTTGAGGCTTACGTTGAAACAGATATGTTTGCCGACACGACAGAGGACGGCGTTACTACTACCAAGGCAGAACATGAGACAGCTTATCAGGCAAAGCTCGATGCAACTGCTGCGGCAAACGTCCGAACTACTAGAGATGCCAAGCTAGCCGAGACTGACTGGACGGGTATGTCTGATGTTACAATGAATGCTGAAATGACTACTTATCGTCAAGCCCTGCGGGACATAACAACTCACGCGAACTTTCCAAATCTTGCCGATGAAGATTGGCCCACAGCGCCGGAGGCATAACACATGGCAAATTTATCAGACATTATAACACCCACTAACGTTCTTACTGACAGCAACACGCAAACCGTTACTAACAAGACTATTAACGGAAGCAACAATACAGTAACCAATGTGGCGCTGACCACGGGCGTCACTGGCACGCTTCCTGTTGCTAAGGGCGGCACAAACCTCACGGCTTTAGGGTCAGCAGGGCAAGTGCTTACAGTTAATAGTGGAGCTTCAGCTTTAGAGTATACAACTCCCGCAGATGAGATTCCGTCACAGTCCGGAAACTCCGGCAAGTTCTTAACTACAAATGGAAGTGCGGCATCTTGGGGTGAGGCGGGTGGTGGTGGACTCCAATCTATTCAGGTTTTTAATACTTCTGGCACTTGGACTAGACCTGCAGGAATAACAAAGATTAAAGTCACGGTTGTCGGTGGAGGCGGTGGTGGCGGTGGCGCTCAAAGCGGATACGGAGCGGGCGCAGGTGGAGGCGGTGGCGGTGCAGGTATTGCTTTTATAGACGTTTCTTCCCTAGCTTCGGATACATTAGTTGTTGGCGCAGGAGGCGCAAAAGGTAATCAGTCTAGCGGAACTGCGGGGTCGTTTTCTTCCTTTGGTGGTACTACTGTATACGCCAAAGGAGGCGGTGGAGGAGCGGGACAAGGCGGTGCTTTTACTGGTACGTATGGCGGCAATGGAGGGCAAGGATTAATAGGAGATATTATTCCTAATGGAAATGGAGGAGGCTGCGGTAACGGCGGTATAGCTGTTGCCGGTATTCTAGGAGGTGTTGGAGGCGGCTCTGCTGTTTTTGGTGGCGGTGGTAGAAATGGTCGTAGTAGTTCAGTCGCACCAAGTAATGCACTTATTTATGGAGGTGGAGGCGGCGGCTCTGGCACTGGCACATCTGGTGGTGACGGCGCAACCGGAGTAGTCATAGTCGAGGAGTACGCATAATGAAAGCGCATATTATTGAAAACGGAATAGTCGTTAATACTATTGTGGTAGATGATTTAACTTTTATGCCTAACTTAGTAGATGGCTCTGTTGGTGGTGTTGGATGGGCTTATGCGGATGGAGTGTTTACACCTCCCGCTGATACAACTACAGATGAGGAAAAAGCTACAAATGCTAGGTTGAGACGCAACTCTCTTATATCCGCAACTGATTGGACACAAGTAGCAGACGCGCCTGTAGATAAAACAGCATGGGCGGCGTACAGGCAAGCACTTAGAGACGTTCCGTCACAAGCTGAATTTCCTAACACGATAGCTTGGCCTACAGAGCCTGAGTAGAACTACATGATTGAAATCGGACTAGCACTAGGGGCGGCTAAGAAAGCCTTTGACCTCATACAGTCTGCAATCGACACAGGTAAGCAGGCCAATGAAATTCTGGGACAAGTTGGCGATTTTTACGATGCCAAAG